GCACGAGGTGTGCCAGCAGTCATAGCACCTGTTGGATAACCAGAAGTACCACCGGAAAGCGTGGGAGCCGCACCACCAGCACCACGATCTGCGTTTGTAATAAGAAACGCATACAGGCCAGCTGACTGACGAGCAGTACCCGATGCACCGGCTGCAGCAATAATCTTAGCCAGAAACATCGTTTCTTTGTCACGCTTCAACTCACGAAGCTTATACGTAATCTGCTTCGCAAGATCATTGATGTTAGCCGCAGCATCAACCTGCTGAGACGTATCAGATACACGGACTTTCTTATCTGAAATCTGCGTATAATTAGAACGCCGAGATGACACCACCGGATTATCAGTCGGAGGTGCATCTTCACCTTCAGGTACTCGGTTAGATGAATCTACGGCACCAAGCTCAGTCAGCGGCCACTCATGAAGTGTCGACTTCGCTTTGCCGGTGCCTGCAATCATCGACTGAAACGGAGTCTCAGTCGGAGAGATCATGTTCTCTTGGTCCGTGAGATCCTCACGGATAGTAGTCATATCATAGGTTTCGAGTGCAGCAGCTTCTACAGCCATTTGGTATCTCCTGGTTCAATGTTGATGAAGAATCAACACCGCTTACAGGTATCCTAGCTCTCTGGCTGTCGCGATACAAGCGTGTGCTACCAGACCTCTTCATAGCCTGGTAAATATGAAAGGCCAGTTTTAGCTCCCTCGGGACCCTCTGACTTTTCATTTTTGCCGCCCCCTCACAATGAGAGTAGCTGCTACGTCTTCAACCCTTCCCGTCTCACGGGCTTTAGCTCGAAGAGCGTTCATTTGTTTTGCGTACTGAGACTGCCCTGCAGGCTTCTTGGTGCCCGGCTTCATCAGTACTCTAGGAGCAACTTGTGCTTCCTTTATGCCATTTTTCTGTTGTGCTCGCAATGCACGCATTTCTAGTGCATCCTTAAGAACTAGCAGAGCTCGGTGATCCGTAACAGAAAATACTTCTTGTGGGCTGTATCCGTATTCTTTAGCACCCTCAGAAAGCCTTTTCATAGCTAATGGTGCTTTAGTACGATCAGCAAATTCTGGATCTTTTTGACCCAAAATATAAGCTTCCTGTTTAGAATACTCCACTAACGCAGCATTACGAACATCTTCTTGCTGTTGAGCAACACGAGCAGCTTCTGCACGTACTTGAGCCCTACGATCTTGTGCCTCACGAATACGCTCTTTCTCAAATAGATAACGCGTCGGATCTTTCATCCGCAATTCGTTCATATCTACTTGAGGAGCTTCTACTTGAGCAAGCACATTATCCAAAGCTTGCAAACGATTAAGGGAATGCTGATAAACCTGGTCAAGTTCATTCGATTGCCGCTGTATAATAGCTCGGCCTTCAGTTACTTCTTGGAGTCGCTTATCAATAGCGCCTGCGAAAGAGTACTTATCTCTCAATTCCTTGATAGTTACTTGTTTGACTTCACCATCCACCATCACTTCTAAAGGAATAGTGTCGATGTCAATATCTTCTTCAGCTTCTTCGTCTATTTCGGTTTCTTCTGCCGCTTCGTCTGGTCCTTTTTCGGCTGGCTTCCTCTGGGCTTCTTTTGCATCTCTTGGCTTATCTTCGACGGTTTCTTCAGTTTCCGCCTGCCCATTGTTCACCTTCTTAGGTTCTGGCAACGGCTCACCTGTATTAGGATCAGCCGGCACAAGCATGCTCTTAACTACTTCGTCAAAATTCTCAATTTGGGTTTCTTCATCAGCCATTTTCTGTTGCTCTTACCTCGTTGGCGTATGCCGTTAAGTGGCCTACCAACCTATCTAATGCCTGGTTTAAGCTGTGAATCTCTTTTCTTTTTAATTCATCAGCCGTTTCTAACATTAACAAACCTAACTCAGTCTTTATTTCCAGTAATATTGGTTCAAACAGAGGATTCTCTATCAAATTCCTTATAAGCTTCTTTTTTTGATATTCTTCCTCGGTCATTATTGTAAAGCTCTATTAGCATCTGCACGTTCTGCTGCAACCTTTGCCTCTGTTGCCTTAATCTTCTTTTCTTCAAGATCCACTTTTGCAGAGTTAACGGCAAAATCCATATCCATCTTGTCGCGTTCACGATCATCTTGGAGCATTGTCTTTGCAACTTCAACATGACCCTTAGTTTCCAATGCAGCCATCTTAGCTTGCATCTCAGCCATCTTAGCTTGGAAATCAGCTTGCATCTTCTGCATATCGCCTTGGTATTTAAGCTGAGATTTTTGAGCCTCAACTTTAACCAAAGCCATCATAGCATCATTTTGAGCTTTCTGAGCTTCTTGTACCTTCTGTTGAGCTTCTTGATTCGATTTCTTCTGATCCTCGTCGATCTTTTGTAGCTGTTCAGGTGGTACATACGGAAAATACGTCTGATAATCGTGAATACCATTTAAACGCATCAATGTCTTAATAGTTTCACGAGCATTGTTCCAATTACACATTGGATTAGCTGGCCCCATCTTCTCAATTATCATCTGCTGTATTGGAAGCAGAGAGGTGAGAACAGCTTTCTTCTCGTCTATACGACCAGATCCAAGGCCTACATTTACTTTAATCGACAGATATTGATGCCACATCTGCGGATTGACAGATTTAAACCCTTCTGGAAGTGATATACTTTGTGGATCCTTTATTGAATAAATTGCAGCCTTAAGAATACACTTAAACAGACTTTTTACGCCAGTTTCAGCTATATTCCTAGCCATCATTTCTATACGAGCATCGGCATTATTGACAGCAGCTTGTGCAGCAATCTTAGTCGTCGATTGCAAAGCGTCAGCATCGGTACCTTGGGATAGTTTAGTAATACCAGAACGTTGTTCCGATACCTCGCCCAAATATTGCAGCACAGGAAGTGTTTGGCCGGCTACAAAAGGAGTTGTCAACTCTTCGATTTGCCCCATCTCACGAGCACGGATAATGGCACCTATTCTGCCATTTTTTGCATCATCCAAGTTAACTGATCGTTCATTAACAACAGTTCTAGGATTATTAGTAAGAGCAGCATTGTCGATAATGCTTCGTAGAAGCGCAGTTTGAGCATCTTGGTCTTGGATGAGGTCCTCTGCGAGACATATCGGGTAAAACACGTGCGGGGCGATTTCCGCCTGGAATTCCGCAAAAGGAGCATAGTTTACAGGCTCATCAGACAACAATGTATAACCATCACCGCCAAGACAAACGCGGCGAAGCTCAGCAATACCGTCTCCATCGGCGTCTATTCTCACATACGATTCAGAGAAAAGGATGAGTCGAGCTGATGGGTCTATAGCAGGCAGAGTTCCTTCATCCCTTTCCCTGAATTGTTGCTTCCTTTCCTTATCCTCCGTGTTAAGTGACGTTGAAGAGGGAATATCTTTGAGCTGATCAAACAAGAAGCCCATTTCTATCAAATTCGAAATGGTTTCTTCACGCTGATGACAGCACGCAATAGCATATTCAATGCAGGTAGCTGAAGGATGGATCAAGAATTCTTCTGGCGGCAAGGGATTAAATGCCCAAACCATACGCTTAGACGTGTTCGTCTGCACTACTTCTTCATCATTTGCCTCGGTTACGTTATCTATCTCAACCTGTCCATCTTTTAAGGCATTGGCTTTATAGTTCAAATGCGTTACGTAGGTTTTCTCCTCGAGAGAAATCTTCAACACACCTACTTTAGCTTTCAAAGAATCAGTAGCCGCTTCAATCAACGCTTTATAACCGCCGAATTTCCAGAATACATTATTGCAATAAAGAGTAGCATCTCGACAAATAACTTGGTCTTCTTCATTATCCGAATAGAATTCGCCTACCTTATCAGTTTGGGTGAAGATCCGGGCCAGCGAAGGCACAACGCTCCGAACTCCATCCCGGACCTTCGATACTATCACTTTAGACCGGCCTTCGGGAGTTGGGAGGTCGGTCTCTCCGCGATAATATTTATCCGTTTTCTCTCTATGTGCTGATAATTCAGAGTCACGAAAATCTACGCAATCTTCGACAAAAGTCCGAGCCACCTGCTCTACTTCTTTAGCAGAAAGCTTCTTGGGCCTATCGCCTTCTTTAGTAGTCGTGCCACTCTGGAAGAGTTCAGACATAAGACCCCTCACTCGTCCTAGTTACTGGCTTCTTCCAATCAGACATAGAGTACTTAGTCATGAATTCTTCATCTACACCCATGACGCCACAACGCATAGCATCAGCTGCATGCGAATCTTTATTATGCAAAGGCCGGAGAGCCAAAGCCTCTGTCTTCTCATTGTACTGAGCCCGATACATGCGCACAGCGGCTAGACCACGCAACGTACCCTTATCGTTAAAGTAGCTCCGCGGGAGAATCATGCGTACAGCTTGTACACCATCCTCAACCAAGTGCTTTTTAACAACAGTTGTTTTAAGACCGCGGTCTTCAATAAAGGATTGGCGACTCTTAAGGTTCGAATGCTCACGAACCTTCGC